GGAGAAACCCGAACAAACGCTAGCGTCAGAATTTTGACAATAATTGAGGGAGCGTCAATAAAATGACAGTAAAAGAGGCCAAAAGGCCAGTGGGTCGGCCAAAGATTGAGGATGCAGATTATAACGCGGCACGCGCTAGAAAAATGGAAGCTGACGCGCAAATGGCTGAACTTGAGTTGTTACAAGCCAAACGCAAATTGGTGGCATCTGACGATGTTGCCGGTGCTTGGGTCGAAGTGCTGGCGGCTATGAAGGCGAAGCTGTTGGCGTTGCCGTCTATATGTGCGCCGATCTGCGCCACTGAAACTGACTTGCCGACCATTCAAAGCATATTGGAAAACCAGATAAGGGAAGCGTTAGATGAATTATCATCTTACCAACCACACGAACACGCTGGACGCACAGTCGTCACTGACAGCGGTGATAGCGGAAGCGATGCAAACGCTGAAGCCGCCGCCAAGGTTAAGCGTGGGGCAGTGGGCAGACCGCGAAAGGCGACTAAGCTCGGAAGCTAGTGCAGCCGCCGGTCGTTGGATCACATCAAGAGCAGAATATCAGCGCGGCATTATGGATGCTATCAGCGATCCCAAGCTGCGTGACATTGTGGTTATGGCTGGCGCACAAGTTGGCAAGACCGAAATGCTGTTAAACGTCATTGGCTTTCATATTCATCACGATGCTGCGCCGATCCTGCTTGTGCAGCCAACGCTGGAAATGGCACAAGCGTTTTCTAAAGACCGGCTTGCGCCAATGTTGCGCGATACACCGGCTTTGAAATACAAAGTCAAAGACCCACGCAGCCGCGATGCAAATAACACCACAACGCACAAAGTGTTCACTGGCGGTCATATCAGCCTAGTCGGGTCGAATAGTGCGGCTGGACTGGCATCAAGGCCAATTCGCATAGTTTTATGCGATGAGGTTGATCGCTTTCCGGTTTCGGCTGGTTCTGAGGGATCGCCTATCTTGCTGGCAAGAAAAAGGTCGGCCACGTTCCACAATCGCAAAATGGTAATGGTCAGCACGCCGACCAACAAAGGCGCGTCAATGATCGAAAGCCAATATGCTGAAAGCGATCAGCGTCAATATTACGTTCCTTGCGAAGATTGCGGCACAGTGCAAACGCTAAAGTGGAAACAAGTGCAGTGGGAGAAAGACAAACCCGATACAGCTTGCTATGTCTGCGAAAGCTGCGGGTCGGTCTGGGATGATCCAAAGCGAAACAGGTCTGTTCGTAAAGGCGAATGGGTCGCAACCGCTGATTTCACCGGCATTGCCGGTTTTCACATTAACGGCATTTACAGCCCTTGGACTGTGATGGCTGATGCAGTGCGTGACTTTCTGGTTGCAAAGAAGTCAGCCGACACGCTGCGCGTTTTTGTGAATACATTTTTAGCGGAAACTTTTGAGGACGCTGGTGAGACTGTCGGAAACATCGACTTTGAAAGCCGCGAAGATGATTGGGGCGATGCAGTGCCAGATGACATTGTGGTCGTCACCGCTGGGATTGATGTTCAAGATGACCGGCTTGAACTTGAAATTGTCGGCTGGGGGCGTGATGAAGAAAGTTGGTCACTGGATTACAAAACGCTGTATGGCGACCCATCTACGCCGCATTTGTGGAATGACCTTGATAACATCCTAAAAGCCGGATATGTGACCGATAGCGGCAGACAGCTAGGCATTCGCGCGGCCACGATAGATAGTGGCGGTCACTATACGCAAGCGGTCTATAACTTTGTCCGGCCACGCGAAGGGCGGCGCATATTTGCGATCAAAGGGATGGGCGGCGAACAGCGGCCACTGGTTAGCAGACCGACCAAAAATAACATTGGAAAGATAAAACTATTTGCAATCGGCACGTTTCCGATCAAGGAGTTGATTTTCTCGCGGTTAAAGGTACAATCGGAGGGTGCAGGGTTTTGTCACTTTCCAGCGGGGCGTTCTGACGAGTATTATCAGCAATTAGCAAATTCTGAAAAAATCGTCACAAAATATCAAAAAGGGTTTCCACGCCGCGATTTTGTCAAAACACGCACAAGAAACGAAGCACTTGATTGCAGGGTCTACGCTTATGCGGCACTTTGCATCTTGTCGCTGAATATTAACGCTGTTGCCGATAGGGTAGTTAATGCGCCGGAACCAGAAACACAACCGCAGCCGCAACAGCCTAATCCACTTGCCCGCCGACCACGGCAAGGCGGCTTTGTTAATAGCTGGCGGTAAATAATGGCAAACAGATTTGATATAGACGAAGCCCCTGACGGCAAAACACCCGAAACAATCATTATTGGCGATTATCTGCTTTGGAAGCGCACCGATCTGGTTAGCGATTATCCATTGGCAACGCATTCGATGGAATATGTTGCGCGGATCACTGGCGGCGGTGCAACTGAAATCAAGGTCGCTGCAACCGAAAGCAATGGCACTTATGTGTTTGAAGTTACCAGCGCGACTAGCGCAGCTTACACCGCTGGCTTTTATCATTGGCAGTTAGAAGTCACAGAAACCGCATCTAGCAATCGCGCAGTTTTGGAGCGTGGCACTTTTACTGCCATTGAAGATTTAGACGTTAACGGCGCAGACCCACGCAGTCACGCCGAAATAATGATCACAAAGATTGAAAGCGTTTTGCAAGGCAAGGCTGACGCAGATGTTGCTAGCTATTCGATCAACGGGCGGTCATTGACCAAAATGTCATTTACTGACTTAATTGACGCGCGGAACTTTTACCGGCAAGAATATGCCAAAGAACGGCAAAAAGAACGCGCTGATGCTGGTGAGACAACCGGCGCAACCATCTTGGTGAGGTTTTAACAATGGGCATCTTTGACTTTTTCAAAGCAAAGCCCCAGCCGCGAAAGATGGCAAGGGCATTTCACGGGGCTGACACTGGTCGGCTATTCAGCGATTTCGTATCAAGCAGCCGGTCGGCAGATAGCGAAATCAAACCATCACTGCGCGTTTTGCGGGATCGTTGCCGCGAAATCAGCCGAAACCACCCATATGCAAAACGCTATTTGCAGATAATGTCAACAAATGTGGTCGGCGCAAACGGCGTGCGGATACAAGTTCGCAAGCGCAATGATGACAATTCACTAGACAGCGTGGGCAACCGGATCATCGAACAAGCGTGGCAAGCGTGGGGTCGGGCTGGTTTCTGCACAGTTGATGGTCGCGTGTCTTGGGTGCAAGCGCAACGGTTGTTTATGGAAACGCTTGCGCGTGATGGCGAAGTGCTAATTCAAAAGATTAAAAACCCATCTGGAAACCCATTTGGCTTTTCGTTGAAGTTTTTAGAAGCTGATTATCTTGATGAAGGCTATGACACGCGGTTGAGCAACGGCAACGAAGTGCGGATGGGTGTTGAATTAGACAAGCGCACCGGCAAGCCGTTGAATTATTATCTATTTGAAGATCATCCGCATCACGATCAAGGTTATGGCAGCAAGACAAAGCGGCATCATAAGATCGTGCCAGCCAGTGAAATCATCCATTGCTATTTGCAGGATCGCGCTGGGCAGACCCGTGGCGTGCCGTGGATGAGCAACGTGCTGACCCGCCTAAAGATGCTGGACGGTTACGAAGAAGCCACGCTGGTCAATGCGCGGGTTGCTGCGTCAAAGATGGGTTTCTTCACCAGCCCCGAAGGTGACGGCTTTGTTGGTGACGATTATGACAATCACGCGCCGATAATGTCAGCGGAACCAGCCACGTTTACACAGTTACCGGCTGGAATGTCATTCACAGCCTTTGACCCGCAAAACCCGACTGACAGCTTTGCAGAATTTGAAAAAGGCATATTGCGCGGGATCGCGTCCGGTCTTGGCGTTTCATATGTATCGTTGGCAAATAACCTTGAAGGCGTTAGCTATTCATCAATTCGGCAAGGCACAATCGAAGATCGCGACCATTTCAAGATGGTGCAGCAATTTATGATCGATCAGTTTATTGATCCGATTTATAGGGCTTGGCTAGAAATGGCTATTACTGTTGGCCGCGTCAGCTTGCCAATGGGCAAATATGACCTGTTTGCCGATCAAGTGATATACCGGCCACGCGGCTTTGCTTGGGTTGACCCAGCAAAAGAGATCAACGCCAGCGTCACTGCACTGAACAACGGCATCGTCAGCTTGCAAGATGTGCATTCGCAGTATGGCCGCGACACTGAAGAAATCTTTGAACAGATTAACCGCGAAAGCGAACTGGCTGATCGTTATGGCATCGACACCGCTTTTCAGCCGTTTGGCACTAAGTTACCAGCGCAACCATCAATAGATGCAGGGCAAGAAGATGGCGACTTATAAAGGCGTTGAAATCAACTTGAAGCCGACCGAAGGGATGGCAGCCGAAGCGCGTAAATTCAAGAAATGGCGCGAAGAAGGTGAGCAAGGTGGCACAGCGGTTGCGGTTGCGCGTGCAAATCAATTAGTTAATCGGCAAGAATTATCTGCCGACACAGTGCGCCGGATGCACAGCTTTTTCAGTCGGCACGAAGTTGACAAACAAGCTGAAGGTTTTAGTTCCGGTGAAGAAGGCTATCCGTCAAAAGGTCGCGTTGCTTGGGCAGCGTGGGGCGGTGATGCAGGGCAAACTTGGGCAAGGGCAAAAGATATGGCTTTGGATAGAATTGACGAAGGCGAACGCGCTGCGCCAGATGCGCTTTCGATTGGTGACTTTGTGTCGTGGGGATCATCCGGCGGCACTGCGCGGGGCGAGATTGAACGCATTGAACGCGATGGATCAATCAACGTGCCAGACAGCGATTTCACAATTACCGGCACGCCAGATGACCCAGCCGCGTTGATCCGCATATATCAAAGCACAGATGAAGGCTATGAAGGCACAGATCGCCTTGTGGGTCACAAGTTTAGCACATTGACCAAGATCAATGATCTGCGGTATCTTAGCACTAGCGAGGTAAGGACAATGGATAGACACATTCAAGATATTGTCGAAACTGACGAAAGCGTGACGATCACGTTTGGCAAGTCAGATGCGACACCGCCGGTTGTTGAAACCGCTGGATATAAAGAAGATGAAGATCGCGTTGATCGTGGTCAACTGGTATTTCGGTCGCGTGCTGCGGATATGGTCGAAGAAGATGACCGCCGCGTTAGAATGTCTATTTCAAGCGAAGAACCGGTTGAACGGTCTTTTGGTTATGAAGTTTTGCGTCACAATGATGGCGCAGTAGATTTGTCACGGTTGGGCAGCGGTCACGCACCGTTGCTGTTAGATCACGACCTGACAAAGCAGATTGGCGTTATTGAACGTACCTATTTGGATCAATCTGATCGCAAGTTGCGATCTGTGGTTCGCTTTGGAAAAAGCGCACTGGCTCAAGAGGTCTATCAAGATGTCAAGGATGGGATACGAAGCAACGTCAGCATCGGCTATCAAATCCGCGAAATGGAACAAAAAAATGAACGCGATGGGACAGTCGCGATTTCATCTTGGGTTCCGTATGAAGCCAGCATTGTATCCGTTCCCGCTGACGCTGGTGTTGGCGTGAACCGCAAAGCTGAATTTGTTGAACCAGTGATTAAGCAAAAGGAGACAATTATGTCTGAAGTAAATCACGATGAAATTCGCGAAGCCGCTGCCGAAGCAGCCAAGCGCGATTTCCAAAAGAATGCCAGCGAGATCATCAATCTTGCTGTTAAACACAACCGCCGTGACCTAGCCGATCAAGCTATTGGTGCTGGTCAGTCTGTTGCACAATTCCGCGCAACATTGCTTGACGCCATTGGCGAAGGCAAACCACTTGAGCAGTCAGTCGGCGCAGTCGATATGAACGAAAAAGAGCAGCGTGACTATTCATTCATTAAAGCCGTTCGCGGTCTTGTGAATGGTTCTGGTCTGCAAGGTCTTGAGCGTGAAGTGTCTGAAGATATTGCAAAGCGTTCTGGACGCGAAGCACGCGGTTTCTATGCACCAGACAGCTTTTGGGGCGGCAGACGCGACCTTACAAAAGGCACAGCGACAGCCGGTGGAAACTTAGTTGGCACCGATCATCTTGGTGATCAGTTTGTTGATGCCCTGCGTTCGCGCTTGGTGTTCAATGAACTAGGCGCACGCTTTATGACTGGTCTGCGCGGCGATGTTGCTATTCCAAAGCTATCCGCTGGTGTATCTGCCGGTTTCGTTGCTGAGAATGGCGCAACATCTGAGGTCAATGCAACTTTCTCACAAGTCACAATGTCACCAAAGTCACTTGGCGCATTCACAGACGTTTCACGTTTGCTGATGATCCAGTCTGACCCATCTGTTGAGCAAATCGTTCGCGATGACCTGTTGAACGCAATTGCACAAAAGATCGAAGATGTTGCTATTGAAGGCGGCGGTTCTAACGAGCCAACCGGCATCACCGGCACAACTGGCATTGGTTCAGTCGCAATCGGAACCAATGGTGGCGATCTGACTTGGGCGGCAATCACTAGCCTTGTTAAAGAAGTTGAAGTTGACAATGCTGCGATCAACGGCAATACGCTTGCTTATTTGACCAACCCGAAAGTGAAGTCACATATGGCTTCAACTTCAAAGGTTGCGTCAACAGATAGCGTGATGCTTTTGGATGCGCCTTGGGATAGCCTTTATGGTTACAAATTAGCTGTAACCAATAACGTGCCGTCAGACCTGACAAAAGGCACACTTGATCCGGCATCTGCTATGATCTTTGGTGACTTTAGCCAGCTAATGATGGGCTTCTTCAGCACACCAGACGTTTTGGTTGATCCATACACAGCCGGTTCAACCGGTGCAGTACGCATCCGCGTAATGCAGGAAATGGACATTGCTGTTCGCCACGCGCAATCATTCGCAGCGTGCTTGGATATCGATGCTTCCTAAATAAACTAGCGGGGCGGCTGCGGTCGCCCTGCTTTTCCCATAGGGGTTAATGATGAAAATTAAATGCAAACGTAATATTTTAATCAGTGGCAAGGCGCACGAAGTTGGCGATATTGTCGAAGTGGCTGACAATGTTGGTTTCGATTTGGTCAATACCGGCAAAGTCGAAGTTGTTGAAGATAAAGTTGGCATCACTGATCGGGCAATTGGAATAACAAAGAAATCAGCGGCCAGCCTAGTAAAGCGGAACACAAAGAAAAATGCCAAATAAATTGATCAAAATCACAACAGTCAAAGACTGCCAAGCAGGATCGGTCGGGATTATGCTTGCCGGTGAAGATCACAATGTTCGCGAAGATGAGGCAAACAAGCTAATTGATCGCGGTTATGCGAAATTGTGGAAAGCTAAAAAGGCAAAAGCCGCTGAAGTGGATGCCGACTAATGGCTGTGGAAACCGCAGATGATCGCGCCATCTTCATTGGCGTTGACGATTTTGGGGTTGCAGCAACCTATTCGGGCGGCACGATCAATGGCATATTTGACAATGATTTTGTCGAGGTTGACGCTGGTGGGGGCGTTGGCTTTGCATTACAGCAACCACGGTTCGTTTGCCATACCGGAGACGTATCCACAGCCGCTAAAGGCGGCACTATCACGATCAACGCGGAGGCCTTTACAATGCGGATTGTGCAGGACAA